CTGCTCAACGGCGGTCTTGCTTGCGCGCACTTCAAGTAAGGCCCATTCATCTTTTTTACGAACAAATTCCATAAACGCTTCACGATCTGCTACACTGGCAGAGGATCTTGTAGATGTGTATGCTGTGCCAAATTCTGTTTTCACAGAATCCATTCCAGTCTGGTCAAACACTTCTAGCAATTTGACTTCAATTTTTTCCATGACCTTTTCAAGCCGGTCAACCGCCATATCGTAGTCCGCTTTTAGACGGGCTTTCCGATCGCGTGCTTCAATATACTTTGCAACTAAATCTGATAATTTCATTTTTTATTCTCCTAACTGGGGTGCTAATACTAGCAAAATCGTGTGTATGTTGTCTAGGGGTTTTCACTGTCCTCCTTCATCATGTCAAGCAACAAACCTTGCAGCTTTTGTTTAGTTTGTAACCGTTGGTAAATCCGTCTTTCAATTTCTGAACCCGCAAGATGCACAATCACTGTGGTTTTAGTTTGCCCCGGTCGTCGGACACGAGCACAAGCCTGTTCGTACACGTCGTTAGAATATATGGGGGCGAACCAAATAATGTTTGTAGCCGCAGTCAGAGTCAAACCGTGCGACATAGTTCCCGGATTTGCCACCAAAACATGCAAAGAATCTTGTTTGTCTTGGAAACGGTGAAAAATAGTGTCTCTGTTGTGCTTGGATGTTTCGCCATGTACCGCAGCAACTTCCCATTTCTTAGACAGCCGTTCTACTACTTGCTCAAGTACTGCCGTAAGTGGCACAAACACAATTACTTTGCTTTCAGATTCCTCAATCGCTTCTTCAAGGACTTCCATGCGGGGCTCGCAAGGAATGTGGAGAGTAGATCCATCAGCAGCATAGGCAACTCCGCAGGCAATCTGTACCAGCTTATTTGCCTTAACCGCCTCGTTGACGGCAAGGATTTGTCCCCCGTCGAACTCAGTAGCGAGTTTGGATACCATATCTTTGTAGGCTTTCTTTTGCTCATCGGTCATCTCCGCATCGCGGCTGATAAAAATTTGAGGGGGTAAGTCAACGCAGTCATCTAAGGCAAACCGTATAGCGGGTTGCATGACTTGCTTAACAATGTCTGCGGCATTATCTCGCGGGGCCCACTTGTATTGACTTAGTTGTTTCATAGTTAAGTCCCGAAATTTACCGAAGTACGCAGGCAAATCGGGGTTTGTTGGTGTTACCACACGGCACTGCGCCCATGCGTCTGTTGGTGCGTTTGGGGTAGGAGCGCCTGTAAGCGCCCATACACGACGGGTAACTTTTTGCTTATTAAGTATGGTGTTTAAAGTCTTCCAGCGAGTCGTACTTGAGTTTCTAAATGTAGCAATCTCGTCCACGATGACTAAGTCAATGTCTTCTCTCGCAGCCAACTCGTCTTGTATAGTCTTTAGTCCGTCTGTATTAATTATATACAAGTGTGCATTTTGACCGAGAAGTTTGATTCGCCTGGCCCGCGTGCCATATAACACTGTAGCGTCCAAGTGGGGGAAAGTCTTGAAAACCTCGTCAGCCCAAGTCCGTTCCATCGTAGACAGAGGGCAGACTATAAGCGCTTTACGTACTAACCCAGACTTCCGCATGTAGTCATACGCATACAGACTAGATACCGTCTTACCCATACCCATCGAGTTCAAGCAAAAGCAACGATTGTGCATGGATAAAAAGTTCGCCGTGTCTATCTGCGCTGCAAATGGCGTAAACCGCCCACTAGCCAACGGGAAATCGTAGTGCGTTTTAAGCGGATCAGGAATGTCTTCATATCCTAACGCTCGCAGCACCCGTGTTTCGTCAGGGCGATGTGGTACAGCCACAAGATCGATTCCTTTGTGGCGTACTAACTTAGCGGTTGGTATTACTGTGGTAACTCTGTTTGGTTCTTTTAGTTTTAGTACTACGGCTTTTTTGTCCTTTAGGATTGTAGCCATTTATTTTCCTCAGGGGTTGTAATCACTTTTTCCTTTTCTCCAGCCACGGTTTGATTTTTTGCTAGTAACTTCCAAGTTTCCGGGGCTATTTCCACCACCACGCTTGATCGGGGTCTTATGGTTAACGTCTCGACCGTCTCCTTTCTGAACACGACCTTGTGCCTCAAGAGTACGTCGCGCCTTATTTCGCTGCGATCGATTCTCGATCTGCTCGGGTTTGCTATGGTATTCACGATATTCCTTTTTGTAGTCACGCATTGCGTTTCCTTTCCTTTTCCCAACGATCGCGATGCTCTGCATCACACCATCTGCGTCCTGTTTCCACTGGCTCGCCACATAGTAAGCAAAACCCAGTTTCTTGAGCGTCAGGTTTTCTTGCACGCACTTCTTTAATAGCAAGTGTGTCACTCATTTCCACCAAATCATTTGCTTGGTCTGCTATGTCCGCCATCCAAAAATTCCCTTACTTGTTCTACATCGTCAACAACTAACGCCCATCCCCGTGCCGTGCGAATATCTTCAATACAACGTTCTTGATTAGCCGTAGTATTATTGCGCTTGCCGGGGGCTTTTGTTTCAATCGCCAAAAATTTCCCGTCGCAGCAACAGATTATGTCCGGTATTCCTACCTTCCCGAACCCGTTAGCCGAAGGCATAAAGTACCAAATTTTACGCTCTTTGAGAAGCCGTTTAACGGCCTCTTTAACTTTTCCTTCGGGGGTCATGCTTTCTCCTTGTAATGTACGCACGTTTTAACAGGACACCACCCTCGGCATAGACCGCTTGGCTTTGCAGGCCACGAATCCCGTTCGTAGGCCGACTCCAGTTTTTTTACCCGTGGGAGTAATTCTTGCCATATTCCGGGGACATCACTACGTAAGTACGTGGTTCTGTCAATTTTCTTTTCTTTGAGCCACACGTAAGCCGTGGAGACTTGTTCGAGACTAGGATCGTGAGCGAACTCGAAGGCTGCATACAAGGCGAGTTGCTCTGAGGGTTTGCGCTTGCCGGTTTTGTAGTCAATAACAATCCCAGTATTGTTGTACTTAATACGCAAGTCAGCAATGCCCCGACTCCACGCTTCCTTCCACGGGGCGGGCTTGAAGTTTCTGTCAATAGCAATCTTACCTTCTGCATTTTTTTCTCCCGGCATAGCAGCAATCTTGTCTGCAATGGGTTGCCACTGCGTCATACCCTCAGGCAGGGGTGTGCCTTCGTTGATCCAGTTTTCAAACGCCGTGTGTACACGTTCACCCCACTTGGTTGCTTCTGTGGGTTGACTAACGTAATCCCTAGCCACGTTGCCGTGGTAGAACTGCTTGGGACAAGTCTCAAATTTATCTAGGTGCGAATACGTCCACGCTTGCATGGGATCTCCAAATGGTTATGCGCCAAACCGTGTTTCTACGATTTCGCGTCTCCATAATTATCAGCGAAACCACCCTCGCATGCAACAGGTAAATCTTCTGCCCACTTGGGAGGGGTGTGCATTATAGACTCCATAAGGGATAAACACGCCTTGGCAAACCCAGTCGGAACACAGGCGACAACCTCGTCATGTACGGTCAGCACAACCTTAAATCTGTATTCCGATGTGTCTTGCTTGAGCAGGGCTTGGTCTATTTTTGCCATTTGTCCGAACACAATAATTCGGGCTAAGGCTTGGACTACGTTTTCCACAACTTTCCCGCCGTAAATATTGACTGGGCCATACCGCCCGTCGTAGACAAACCCCTCCGATGTTTTGCGTAGGTTAGGGTAGTAGACGAACATGCCATTGGGGAGCCATATCTTTTCGCCTATGCACTTAAGTTTGACACCAGTACCAAACTCATACTCATACCCGCTAGTCATTTTAGTGAGGGCAGTATCTGCTTCTTTCCACAAAGCGGCAATGTATGCGTACTTCTCCCGATAGAGTTTTACTATGCGTTCTGCGTCTTCGATAGGCAAATCCACAGAGATACCGGCTTGTCCGATCTTGAGCGTCTGCTTGAACTTGTCACGGCCCATGCCGTAGCCCAACCCTAGGATGCAGGTCTTGCCGACGAAACGCTCCACCTTGTCGATGGCTTTATCAATCCGACGTCCATAAACGGAACTTGCGAACTTCGAGTAGATGTCAACCCCGTTACGGAAATCTTCAACCAGATCATCTTGCCCTGCGAGCCAACCAACAACGCGCGCTTCAATTTGTGACGAGTCACACGCGACCAAGGTATGACCTTGCGGAGCAGATATGGATTTTCGGAGAGCACCTCCACGGGGAAGATTCTGAAGATTGATTTTGTCCCCACCACTTGCTCGACCAGTATGTGCCCCGTAATAATTGAGTAGTATAGGGAGCGCACCTCGCTTGGCAATGGCAATGAACGATTCAGTACGCGTTTCTTCAAGTGTCGATTTGACGCCAAGCCGCGCCGACACGACCGCTTGGACTCGGGGGTCTTCGTGATCCAGCAAAGCCTTGAACTCCACATCGGTCTTACCAAAGGCATATGTTTCCTTTCCAGTGCGCAAACTAATTTTTGTGGGCGGTTCAACGCCTAACTTTTTTAGCACCTCGGCAAACTGCGGATTAGACATCAAGTTATCCCTGCCGATGCTAGCGTCGATACGCTCCATTAAGGTCTGCTTTTTCGTGCGTATGTTTGTAAGATGCTGCTCAAGTACGTCTTCCCGAATTTGCAACACAGGATCAATAAACATTCTGAGCATTAAATCAATAATGTATTGTTCCCTTGGAGTAGAGTACTCGCGCAGTGTTTGATACAACTTGTACGTAAGTTCCACGTCGTTTATGCAATAGCCTGCGTAGGCTTGCATTTCTTCGGGCGTGAAGTCTTGTCGATGCTTACCGATGGCGTTAAGTACTTCCTTACCTTTTTCGCCAAGATTGAATTGTTTGACCAGTTTGTCAAGCGAACCGCCGACTGTTAAACCTGTGATAGGTCGCGCCATACTGAGCGTGTCAAGATAATACTTCGGCTTGATCCCGAACCGCCAATTGAGGATAGCCCCATCGAAAGCCATGTTGTGGGCTAGTAGATAAGACTCCTCAATACCAAACTGCGACAGGAACGCCTTGACCTCGGAGTGAGATCCGCTACACCAAGTCGGCTTTTCGTCGTTGACTTTTACAGCAACTCCAATGACTTCAAAACGCTCGTCTCGGATGTAGGCTTCGGTAGTTAATTTTTTGAGCCCATAGTCCTTGTCGTAGTACGTTTCAAAGTCAATGGTGATAAGGTTAGTCGTCATATTTGCCTTTGACTGCGCGGTCAAAATCGTCTTTTGTGTTTCGGTTAATCTTGCCAGACTTCCACAAGGCTTCCATGCGTTTGCGCTGCGCTGCTCGTTTCTCAGGTGTCCACGCAACTTTCTTGCGGACAATTGTAATCCGCTTAGGCTTTTCGACAGGGGCTTTTACTGTACCGCCTGCTTGGTTAACCCAAAACTTAAGTTGCAGTTCGACAGTGCGAAAATTCTCAGCCGCGATACTTTCCAGTTCGTCTTTAAGTGATTCACTAATTTGAATTTGTGCCATGATTAATTCTCCAAACGTTGTTCAACAAGATATTTAATTACTAAGTCACCTACTGATGCAAGGTCTGCCCCAAACATTGTTTTGTATGGTTGAGTTTCGTAGTTCCCAAAATGCACTAGAAAACCGTTTTCGATTTTGCGCACTTTAAATTCTGCAACAATTTCAGGATCTAGCATGTTCGTTCTCCAAAACTTCAATTAGTTTATCTATGTAGTGTTTGCCTTTTTTAATCTCCTGTAGTTCTTCATCTTTTGTGCCCATGCGCATGACGTACTTCAATGCCCCGCCACGGTAGTAGCCAATCTGTTGGTCAATAGGCCAAGTGTCCACTACATCCCACGGTTCGATTCCCATGTTTTTGTAGTGATCCCCGCCAATTTGTATGTCGTTTGCTTTTGTCATGGTTATTCTCTACTTGCG